AAGGAACTAAAAAAAACAAAGGTCCTACCTACGGAATTTCCTCACACAAGTGGGCGGCTCTAGCTGTAGCCGTATATGCAGCCAACCAACTAAACATAAAAAACTAGAAATATGAAACCGCAAGAAACAACAGAGCGCATTCGCAAAGTTGAAAAAATGGAGGTTGAACAACTCCTTGTAGAAATAAAAAATGCTCAAGATGAGATGCAAAAACACCGAGATGAAAGAGTGAAGTTGCTCGAATATCTTGGAAAAACTCAAGATTTGATCAATTATGGTCGCGCCGCCGAAAGAGAAGCCTCGGCTAGATTAAAATACGTTGCCCGACTCCACGCCAAAAAAGCCTCGCATCAAATTGATCATGGCATTTATCCAATAACTGAACGCAAATAATCAACAAAAAGTAAAAATATGAAAATAATAAGCGGAAAAATTAAACGAGCGCAACGCATTGTGATTTATGGCGTTGAATCGGTAGGAAAAACCACGTTTGCTTCCCAATTCCCAAAACCTTTGTTTTTGGATATTGAACTGGGATCGGCGCATCTGGATATTGATCGGGCAGAAATTAAGGATTGGAAGGAACTTGTCGCCGCTATAACAATAGCAAAAACGACAGACTTCCAAACCATCGTAATTGATTCCATTGATTGGGCAGAGCGATTAGGACAGGAAGATTTACTGGCATCCACAAAGAAAACCTCCATCGAGGATTTTGGTTATGGTAAGGGTTGGATTATGGTCGCGGAAAGAATTAGCCGCATCCTAATGTCTCTTGACGAATTAATTGATGCCGGCAAAAATGTGGTTCTAATCGCGCATTCCAGGATCGCAAGATTCGAGGCTCCCGATGCCCTTGCCGCATACGACCGATATGAATTAAAACTAACAAAACATTCCCTGCCGTTGGTAAAGGAATGGGCAGACGAGCTTTGGTTTATGCGCTTTAAAACTAAGGTTTCCACCAGCGAAAATGGCAAAGGTAAGGGGCTAGGAGGTAAGGAAAGAATTATTCAGACTACGCATAGCGCGGCGTATGACGCAAAGACGAGGTCGGGGCTTCCTGAAGAAATGCCGATGCTATGGGAAAGCGTAGAACACCTATTCACCGAGAAAAAATCAGCCGAGATTCCCGAATGGCAAGGCGTTCTTATGGACAATGAAAGTTTGGTCAACGCCTTTTTATTGGCGAAAGGAGAAATCCAAGAACATCAAACTTGGCGAGATTGCAAAAAGGATTATCTGCTGAGAATTTCCGCAAAAGCGGATAAATTTATCGAGGCAGCAAAAGCATTCATAAAATGAGCAAAGAAATCTCACCTAGTATGCTTCCTAAATTGGATGAATGCCCTCTTTACCAAGGATCAGATGGAACTTCCTCTGCGGCTAATCGGGGAACAAGAATCGACATAGAAATTAGGAATTTCATCAACAAGTCCACGTTCTTCAAAACAAAAGACCTTGAGAAATTCAAAGCCGATGCAGATTATGATTCGATTGCGTGGGGGATCGAAAAGTTGTTTGAATTGGCGCAAGGATCGTTTATTGAAACCCGCGAGGAATACCTAGCTATGGCAGTCCCGCGATTATCAAAAATGGGAACAGCGGATGCTATTTGCAAAGATCAAAAATGGGTCGCCGATATTAAAACTGGACAGGCGCGAAATTACAAACAACAACTTGCCGCTTATGCGCTTGCTTGTATGGAAGATAATTTCGCCAGTAAATGGACGGCTCATGTCGTTTATGTGGATCAAAGGATCGTCCGATCGTATGAGTTTACCTACGACGATGCGATGAACATAATAAATACAATCGTGGACGAATCCACGTCCGATTCCGCAAAGCCAATTCCTTGCGAATATTGTAGCTGGTGCAAACATTATAATAATTGCTCCGCTATCGTTCGACAAGCTGAATCGGCAATAGCAATTATTCCCGAAGTTTCTGGTAATTCCATCGAAGCGATTAAGGAAAGAATCCTTGCCACGCCCGAAACTCTAAGCGAATTTGCCAAGCAATGGAAGCTTGTAGAGAAGGAGATAGCCGAACCGCTTTTGGAGCTTTTAAAAGCTCGCCTCGAAGGCGGGGAAGCTATATCGGGCTGGAAGCTAACGCACTCCAGCGGCAGAAAATTCGTAGAATCGCCAGCGATTATTAAAGCGGCAGAAAATATATCGAAGGAAACATTGGTGCTTGCTTTAGGTGGTAAGATGAGCGAAAAAAACTACCTCGAATTTTGCTCCAAAAACGGAGTTGATCCAGATTTAACGGCGATCCAAATGGGAGCACCTTCGCCACAGCTAAGACAGACAAAAGTTAAATAATTTTCCTCGGAAGATTGGGAAATCCCGATCAGCAGGGGCAAAGGGGGGCAGCGCATCCCAAAAAACGCTGACCAAACAATAAAATAGAAACAAAAATAAGATGCCTAAATACATACAAGGACAAGCAAACTCACCAATCTATTACGTAAAGCCAGACGTTTACAAAATAGAGGTTAAAAAAGCAGAAAATCAAACCAGCAAGAACGGCAACCCGATGATCAAACTGGAGTGTAAGATTATCCTTCCAGATAGTTCAGAAGGCCCCACAATCTGGCATTACTTAACCTTCATTCCAAAATGCGCGGAGAATATTGATAATTTTCTCGCTTCGATTGGTAAATCCGTTGTCTGTGGCGAGGAAGTTGAGATAGAGCCAGAAGATGTGATCGGTGAGATTGCCTTTGCCGTTATCGGCGAGGAAGACAGCACCAAATATACCGACCAAAAAGTAAATACACTTGGTCGTTGGATTCACGGCGTAGAAAAACAGAATTGGCTAGATAGGCAAAAAGTGCCGACCTCCCCAAAAAGAGATGAGCATATTGTCGCCAAAGGTAACGCCTACGCTAAACAGCCAGCAAACCTAGATATGGACGGAGACGAAATTCCGTTCTAATGCAGCCACTTCTCGCCATTCGGCTTGTCATCTGTGTGAATGACTGCCCAGTAGGTTCTCGCATCGAACGAGGTGAGCCCTTACCGAGTTACAAACATACCTACGATGACTCGCCGAGTGGTAGAGAGGAAGCTGAAAAAGACATAGAAAAAATCTCGGCTTACATCGAACGAAACAAAGATCAAAAAGGAAGTAAAAATGAAAAAAGAAAATGGTTCTGACACCCAATTGGATTTGGAGTTATTTAGTTCAGCACTTGGAAAAAGATTCAGCAAATTTCATACAGAAAATCCTCACGTTTACACCGAATTAGTAGCATTAGCCCGCCAGTTTAAACGCAAGAATCCTTATTCTATTATTGGAATAGGAATGCTCTACGAGGTGTTGCGATGGAATTATTGGATACAAACAAACACCGATCAGCCATTCAAGCTAAGTAATTGCTATCGAGCCTTCTATTCAAGAATGATTATGGAAAGAGAAATGGATTTGGAAGGGATTTTTAATGTTAAGATGAGCGTGGCTGATTCTGAAAATCTTTTTTATGTTTAATATCATTACAAAAGTTTTAAGCCTAACAAAACAAGCAAAAGAAAATATGCAAGACATGGAAATTTTAATCGACCTTTTGAATGCAAGGATAAAGGCGTTAGATTCAGAAAATGAATCCTTGCGAAGCGAAATCAAAAAACAAAAACAATTCCTATCAGGACAAGATGAATAATCCAAAAGAACAATGCTGGCGCGGTTACCCCCTTAGATGTTGGCCCAATCACCAAGATGATTGTTATAGGTGGGATTGGGAGGTAAAAATCGGCGAAAAATGGGTAGAAGTTGTGACCCAATCAACAAGATGGATAGAAGAGGAAGCCGAAGAAACACTCCAGCGTTACCTTAAAAGACAAAAAAAATGATTCTATCGCCAGATTTTACAGAACATTACAAGACAAAGATTTTAATTAGCCTAGCAGGATACGAAGGAGTTTTTTGTCTTTTAAAACTTTGGTCACAATGCCAGTTTCGCAAAAGCGAGGTGTTTGAGAAATCACCAGACATAATTTCTGCGATTGCGGGTTGGAGCGGTGAACCAAATAAACTTGAGAAGGCACTTATTGATTCGGGATTCGCAAAGCGAAGTGGTGAGAAGTTCATCCTTCACCAATGGCAGGACTCGAATAAAAAGTTGCTCACAAGCTTTGCTAATGGCAAGAAAGGCGGGAGGCCAAAGGTGAATAAAATTGAAGAGGTGAAGGGGCGATATTTGAAGCTCTAAATAACCTAAACGAAACCTAACTATAACCTAACTATAACCTAACTATAACCAAACATGCCCTAGATAGATAGATAGACTATCTATCTGCTATCGCAAGATAGATATTTCTCTGCCTCTCTCCAAAGGAGAGGCGAGAAATTACTTCCAAAATATATGAACCAAGAAATACAAAAAAGCGCAGTTCCAAAAAACGATTCCGCCGAGACTGCTGCAATCTCAATTATCCTTCAAAACTATGACGTCTTAAATGCGGCAAAGTGGCAGGAGGACTTATTTTTTAACTACGCGAACCAAATCCTCTTTCGAGCCGCTAAAAAATTACACGAAGATGGATCAAGAAGCGACCTATTTAAGCTCCAATCATATCTTGAGGTAAGCGGAGGCTACGAGGAGGCAGGAGGTCTCCACGGCGTTCTAGTTGCGTTCGACGCCTATCCCTCGCCGTGGGATATCGAATCGGCTTTGGAGTTTCGGCTCG